AGATCCCGAACTGGCTTCGTGCGCCAGGCTTCAATAAATCCGCGCTCGTCACGAGTGATATAGCGGTATATGTTCGGGAGTGGCAATTGTATCCCCTCAAAATCCACTGTGTCGGTATAGCTGTAAAACTTAGAACTCATAATCAACAACTCCAAATTCGTTAACGATCTGCGCCTTATAGAAGCCGCCATTTTTCGCCAGGTTATAACAGGCGGCGACAGTTTCAAATTCGCGCGCTTCCGGCTGGCTGTTTTCGTGTTCCCGGGTAATCAGAGTAACCATTTTTAAATCCTCGCTTTCGTTGTCGATGTGTGTAATATATCGGATCGCGAGGATTGAGTTTTAACAAAAAAAGCTATTTAGTCCAGGAATTCGATTTCACGTTCTCCAGTTAACGGATCTACAAGCCAGAATCCGAGCGCCTCACCGTAAATACCGCCATAGAATCCAAGCGCCGCCAGATCTTCACCTTTAACGAATACCAGGTCTCCGCTACGGCTTACGTGAGACACGTTAACGATAACCGGAAATGTGCGATCCTTAAATGCAGGCCGCAGGGCGTAGCATCCGTTGTTGAGCAAACGGGCTTTGCGCTTAACTGGAATAGGTGCATTGATACGTGGCATCTTTATTTCTCCTTTGTTGTTAACCATGTTTAACGGCATCCATAACATCACAGGATTCGTTAATAAATTTCGCCATGCGCTTATCATCACCAACAGGAATTAGCGCGTTAAACTAGCGTTTGCTACTGAATACCGTCACTTTATGAAATGATGCGAACGGCATCGACGGGAACTCGACTGTTTGCTTCAAGATCCGCAACCCCATCTTTTTGGCCCTTACCTGGGCCTCTGCAAGTTCAAAATCCATCTCATTAATCATTTCTTGATCTCCTCAGCAATAAACTTCAATACCTGGCGCAAAAATACTTCGTTGTTGATGGTAGCTGGCAATTCTTCTTTCACTTCTTGCGGCAGATAGATATTGCAGTGCCAGGTCAAGCAATCGTAGTTGATACGATAAGAGCAAAGCCACTCGCAATCGTTATCTGCTTCCCAAATGCAGAGTTGCAGAACATCGCCAAAATCTTCAACAGTCAGATCCAGACCGTGACGCTTAGCGAAGTTGAAAGTGGTTTTGCTGATGTTCATTTGCTATCTCCTGAGCGGTTCGTTTCGATGTGTGTAATGTACCCGATCAGGCGGATTCAGTTTTAACAAAAAGTGCTATTTCTCAACTGGCGATTATTCCATCTATTCCATTAATCAGGAATAACAGGAATAACTCATTCGAGATCACCTGGATTTTGAGATCTTGAGTTTGATCAATTTTAATCAGATGATTAACTTTTTGTGTGGAGGGGATAGAGAAACGCGGTCCTCTTGCATCCTTTCCGGCAATCCTGGCGAGCGCAACTGTTATTTCTGTTCCCCGCGTTATCTCAATTAAGCATCCGCACTTTGAGATAACAAAATCGGCGTTCACAAACAAAAAGAACAAAATAAAATTTATATATATACCCATAAAATCAATAAGTTAGTTATATATGTATTTATATTTGTTATTTACTGTTATGCTTGTTCTGCGGGTATATGGTGGTGTGATATTGTTTTTGGTGATATGTATGTGTGGTTGTATACTTTTTAATCAATGGTAATGCGGGGTGATTTTTGTATGTATATATATGGGGTAGCTGCAATCCTCCGTCAACCAGCTAAACAAGCCAATATTTTCAAGTTAAAACAATGATTTAAACTGTGTCATTTGTTATCAGATAACAGCATTTTGATAAAAAATGCAGTCAAAACAGAGAAAACATATTGACACTGCCAGGCTGCATGGTCATAATGCGACACATCTAAACACAACCAATACGGGAGAAAATTAAATGATTGACGAAGATATTGAAATGATTGATGAAAGCGAAGACGAAGCGCCACGCATGACGCGTAAGGAGTTCTGTAACATGCTGCGCGAGGTTGCACAGAAGATTGGCAGCGGTGAACGCGACGAAGTGTCAATGCCGATCCTGTATATACACGCCAACGTCGAGGATGGTCACGAAATTACAGCATCATACATGCGCGGAATTATGAATCGTGTGCCGGAAATCAAAAAGCGCGGTGTGACAAGCATTAAGCGCAAAACTGGTAGTGGCGGATACTGCTATGTGTTCTCACTTGCAGAGAAAGAGAGTAAGCCTCGCGTGCTGACTGGCGATGAAATTAACGCCATTGTAAGCGAGCGATCTGCTAAGGCTGTTAATAAAGCGCTTAAGCACCTGGCTAACGTGATGCCTCGCGTGTCAGATCTTGAAGGTGATAAGCTGGCTGGGGCGCTCATTATGGGTGAGCGATTCCATGAAATTATTGATGGCATGATTAAGAAGGTTGGCGACGATGAATAAGATTGATATTGATAACGCCGCAAAACAAGTTGTTAGCGCACTTGGTGGCAAGAAGTACACGAAAGAGGATGTGGAAAAAATCCTGGACGCGGCTAGGGACTTGATGATTCACGATGCCGTGCTTTCTTCTGGAGAGTGGCAAAAAACGTATCCAGCATCTTCCGAGGATATGATGAAAGCTATAAGAATCCTAGTAAATCACAGGGATAGCTTTAGCGTTACTTTCACTGACCGGAAATAGCACTTTTTGTTAAAACTCAAAAACGATAACCAGGCATAATAAATCACATAGGGCGGCACGGCGTCGCCCAGTAAAACCAATCAGGAGAAAGCACCATGTTAAAACTTGCTGACATTAAATTCCCGATCACCTTCGAATCTCGCGGCGTTGGTCATTTCATGTTTACCGACGAGAAGACATGCACTAAGTTTAACGAATACGGAAGTCCAAACGCTTCAACAATGGAGATTGAACACTTCATTGAAGCGCACAATAAACACTACAACTCACTCAGAGACTACGGTTACGCAATGCCAGGATACACCTGTTTTCACTACAAGCCATACAAGGGCCAGGTGTTACCAGTGCGCTCACAGGACCTGGCGAGCAAGGCGACTTATGCGCGTGCAATTCTCTCGCCTGAGAATGTAGATCCACTAGTAAAAATTCACGCTTGCGACTTCAAGAAGCTGTGGTGCTTAAGTGTGGACAATATCAAGTATCCGATCACGTTCCACACGACTGGTAAATCGACGATTCGCTACACATCTCGCGACAATGGCGTTTATAGCGATGGTCAGAAATCAGAGTTGAAAGTTGATTTCTTTGTTAATGGTCACAACAAATTCAATCCGCACAATGAAAAAGATAAGGTGTACTACGTGGAAGACATTACAAAACACTTGTTTGGAGATGCTCCAATTGGCGGCGGTAAGTCATATTTTGCGCAGGCAATAGATAACGCTGCCCGACGCATTGGTGAGCAGATTCACAGTCAAACAATCAAGGCGTCTGGTCTTGTTGCGCAAGATGTCGTAAGTAAGAGCGCCATTGAATACATGCCAGTTGCAGCCACGCTAAAAGGAGTTCAGCTTGATGATGGTATGTGGTTTGAAGTAACGGCAAAACCAAAGACGATCGAGATTCATGATGATGTTGTTATTCTTCTGCTTCATTACGGTAGCGCAAAAAACCGGACTGTTGCGGGTGAGATTAGCATCAAGCGCGGAACGATGGTTAAGTGGAAGGTCAAAGTGTAAATAGCACGAATTGTTAAAACTCAAATGTGGGGCCAGGTATAATGGCCTCACTTTCAACGAAGGAGATAAAACTATGTACATTAACAAGAAGATGAAATGCATTTCAGTTAACTATGGTTGCGCTGGCATGTTCAAGCCTGGCGAAATCTATACGGCGCAAAAGTTGAAATCATCAACCGGATCTTTTTACGTGAGCAATAGTAAGGGGCATCGCATGTTCCTGAACGGCGGTGAAGGCACTAAGGTTATGGCACACGCTATGGTAATTGCTGAATTTGAGGAAGTGAAAGATGAAAACAAATAAGCGCGTCAAGCACAAGTTTATTGATAATCATGGTGATTCACTTGAAGTATATAAGTTCGGAGATCGCGTGTTTATTGATGGCACGTTTGAAGGTGGACGCAGGCCGGATTTTAGGTCGATACTTACCGTTGACCAGGTGCGCAAGCTGGCGGATAAGTTAAATGATCTGGCAGATGAAATCGAATACAAGCAAATCCATTTTAATTGATAGGTTTGATAATGAAAAAATACGAATTTGAACTTTGGGGAAGCAAATACCATTTTTCCACGAGCAAGCCGATTGTTGTAGTTGACCTTGACGGCACGTTATCAGATGGAACGCATCGCTTGCACCTGCTGCCGACAGAAGATTTGCACCTTACAGAAAGCTGGTCTGAGTTCAACAAAGCGGCTGTTGGAGATTCGCCGATTAAGAGCACGGTTGCAGTGGTTAACGGTTTGTGGATGTCAGGATTCGCCATCGTCATCTTGACCGGACGCAGTGACGAGGTGCGCTATGAAACCTGTAAATGGTTGAATGAGAACGGCGTGAAGTTTGACGAAATCATCATGCGCCGCCAGGAAGACAACCGAAAAGACACGATCATCAAAGAAGAAGCCTTGCGAGCTATCGGACTGGAAAACATCGTATGTGCCTTTGATGATTCGCCGAACGTGGTTAAGCACTTCCGCAGCCTGGGAATCACAACCTATCAGGTCACGGAATACGACAAGCCACATAATCACATCCAATCGCACGGCGTGGAGGAATTGAAATGACCTGGTTACTTTTAATCTTTGTAACAAGCTACAACTCCGCCGCTATTGAATCGCACGAGTTCCACGGCGAATCAAGATGCCAGGAAGCACGAAAGCAAGTTGTTCTCCACATGTCAGACAGCGGGAAAGATGTAACAGCGTTATGCGTTCGTAAATAGCACTTTTTGCAAAAACAGATTGTTGGGCTTGCGGTATAGTAAGCCCATCGACAACAAACGAGGATTAAATCATGGCTAATAAAGTTGAGTTTTTTAAAGCGGTAGACGTTATTGATGGCGCACCAAGTTTCTTCGCCATTCATTCTATTGACGGCAAGGATATTGGGTACAACGTTATCCGTCGCGATGGAATATCAAAACTTAGTGACCTGGTAGGTTTTGTTGTGTCAAACGGCAAATGTGCATGGCACGATTCGCAACGAGAGCCGCGCCGCCGAGACATGGTTGATCCTGTTCTGCTTTACACGCTGGTAATTGAAGGAGAAAACAAATGATATATGCACTTGTATTTTTGGTGATTTTCTTTTATATTTCAGGACTATTCATCTTCCGCGCATTGGTTAAAGAGTGTGATTGCACGGATAAAGATCAGCCTCTTGTTCTGATGTTCTGGTTTGTGTGGTTTTGGGTGGCGCTTTACCAGATTGTACGGGATGAAAGCGGCTTTAAGTGGTGATTCTTACTATAGCGCATTAATGCAGTGCGCTATGTTGAGATAACAACAGGAGATCATGAAGATGCGAAACTTCGAAAAAATCGTAACCAAGAAGAAGCGCTACAGCTATGATGAGCACCGCGAGATGAATAAACGCTATCGCAAGAAGCGACAGCGCCCAGGTAAACATTCAAGCAGATATGGAGACAACTAATATGAAACGCGACATTATCATCCTTAACGGACCGCCAGGAGTTGGCAAGGATACGCTTGCGGCATACTTAACGGGCCATCGTTACGCAGCGGTTAAAGCGTCGTTTAAACAGCCTATGTTTGATATTGCGTTTTCCATGCTTGGTGTTTACCGATATGACGAGTTCATTGATCTGTATAACGACCGAGAGCAGAAAGAAAAGCCTCAAGCAATCTTGCAAGGCAAGTCGCCTCGCCAGTTCATGATCTGGATTAGCGAAGAAGTTATGAAGCCAGCTTTTGGCGAGCAGTATTTCGGAAATCGCATGGTTGAGCAAGTACACGAGATGTACAGAGATTTAGCTGTTGTAATTAGTGACGGCGGATTCCCTGAAGAAATCAAGCCGCTAGTTAAGGCAGGCCATGAAGTGCACATTTGCCGACTGCATCGCGAAGGATTCACGTTTGATGGCGATTCACGAAACTATATTGACCTGAGCGGTTATCACTATCGAATCCATCACTATGATTTCTATTTGCATGACGGCAAGCCTGAACTCGCTGTAAACGAGATCGTCAATGCAGTCAAATGGAAGCACACACAGATTAAATAGCACGAATTGCTAAACGCGTGGCGCAACGCCTCGCTATAATGCAAACACCAATCAACGATAGGACTTGAACATGTTAGAACTTCACAAAATCCGCGTAGGCACAAAATTTGTTGTAACCTGGGTATATGATGAGCGATGCGGCGTTCGTAAAGGTGAGATTGTAACGGCTTTAGATCGCTATATCGGATCGCTCAAAGAGTTTAACCGACCACGAATTAAGAATGGCTATATCATTACTCGACGACTTGGCTTTGATAATTATTGCGTATCGGCAACTCAAGGATTTTTGATTGAGCTTAAGCGAATCAGCGATCATCGCGGCTGTCATGTCAAAACAACGAAGATACCATCTCAGCGATCGCGATACGATGCGCGCAGGATGCGCAGGCTTGCACGAAACGCGATCAAGTTCAAAAAGCCTGATGGTAACTTTTACCGAATGTACAAAGGGATTGCGCGAAATGCTGGAAAATAACAACAACGCAACCAATCCAAAGCCGCCATTTGATTTTCATGAAATCATGATTGTGTTATTCTTGATTCTCTTAGTTATTTATTCAGTGAGGGCCGCACTATGGTTTTTAACGCACTAAAACGAATCTTTAAACCTGAATACCGGATCGTTGCTTGCACAGAATGCAATATTTATTATCTGCAACGCCGCCGCGTTATTAGTGGGGATTGGGAATATCTGACTGATGATGCTTTCGGCTTTTGGGCTATGGAGTTCAATAGCTACAGCGAAGCGCGTGAATACGCTAAAAAGTTGCACAAGTTCCGACCTTACAAACTGCGTTTGCTGGTTGTCAAAAAATGCGATGTGTGGGATCACGAATGAAAAGAGTAATTATCATTTTTATTGCCGTTATCGCTGGTTGTTACCTGGCTTATAATTATAGCGGCATTGTTGAGTCAATCGGCGGGTTGATTATCTTCATGGCTGGTGGGTATGCTGGCTATTGTGATGGATTCGAAAACGGAAAGCGTTACATGCTGACCGGAAAAAAGAAGTAATGCTAACCGCGCCGCTTCGGTGGCGCTAAAAGGAGGAAACAAAATGGCTAAAAGCAATCGTAAAATGTTGATTAACGCATTCGAAAAGGCGGCGCTTGAGCGTGGTTGGAATGACTCATTTCACACGGCAAACTGTATCCGCCGTTACGGATTCAAGAATTGTCGCTCATGGGCGCGTCAAATGGCTTCATGGTATGATCTTGATGCGCATTACCTTGATATGGATTGCGCCCTGGTTGAAATGATTGAGCAGGCCGCATTAGAGGATCGACCATTAACGCAATCTGATTTTGACGATTTTGTGCGCGATGAAATCTATTACATGAGCTAATAGCACTTTTTGTTAAAACTTCCGCGAGGGCATTTGTTAAAGTGTCCTCATTGAAGCGAAACAGAGGAAATAAAAATGAAAATTCGAATCACCAGGGTTGACATTGACCGTAACGACGGAAGCATTACCCTTGAGCAATGCGGGTTCAAGGTTGGTGACATTGTAGAGGTTGACGGATTCTTTCGCGATGGTTCTTACTGCGTGTTAGCAATCCGCAACACGGAAGAAATTCGAATCGGTGATAACATCGGCGTAAACCATGACGAATGCGAGGTAGTAGAAGAATGATCACGATTAACCTTTCAGAAGAACAAGCAAAGAAACTCCTGCATGCTGTAGGTTCTCGTGCACTTTGCGGATCAACTGATGAAATGATGATTGATCATGAGGTTGCAAGAGAGCTTTTTACTCAGCTTGAGCAAAAATTCTCACCACGTCCGACTGACGCGGCAGAAACTGCAAAATGGCTTGCTGAGAATGGATACACGGCTTTAAAAGTTCACAACTGGAAGCGAAAGCGCAAAAAGACAGTTGATCGTGTATATGGTGTTGTTTCTCGCTGCACTATGGTTGATGTGGAGAAATTAAAATGATTTACATTCACACTTACGGGGTCGGGAAGTTTGCCAACAAGCAGATCCGAAATATTTACGACACGCTCGACGATGCGAAAGCACAGCAACGCGTTTTGGGTGGCGTAATTCAGGCTTTTGAGCCAGTTGAAGACATAGAGCACCGAGAGCATTTGAAAGAGATTGTTGTTGATGAAATTTCATCACTAATCGACGACATGACAAATCACGGGCCTGGTTCTCCGTGGGAAGAAGCCGGATCGACGGAGTGGGATTGCGCTAAAGTTGCAACGCTTAACAACTTTCGTGAGTTGCTAGACGATTTTTAATTAAAATTGAATGCCTCATACAGCGAACAGGACGCATTTTGACGAGGCATTTTTTTAGGTAAGGTGATTCAATGGATAACTACATAAAACCGTCGCAGTGGTGCGCACAGAAGCAAGAGGAAGCATTAGAACGCGGCGACAATGAAACGGCAATGCACTATTTCGAAATGTACAACTTGTGGAAGGGTAGAGGTCTGTAATGTTTGGAATGAACGAGGCACAATTCAACGCTGCAAAACGCCAGGCTAAGAAGTGCGGCGAGGCAATGAAAGCGGATGTTGAAAAGCGCGGAAAGTATGTTGATGAAGTCATGAAGGGCATTATTGCCGAACATTATCAGCCAGTTGCGCCAATGCTGACAATTACCCAATTCATCTGGTTGTGTGGTTATCTTCGTGGGAGATGGGGAAACGCATTTGACCGCGAATGATTGACAACGTTTTCCTGATTGGTTAGCATATTCAACGTTTACATAAGAGCGGCATTAGTGCCGAACGGGTGGCGCGGTTGCCACGCAACAACGGCGATATGCAGGTTTTTTACCGTAAGACGTATCGCCTTTTTTTATAGGTGAATATATGGAAAAATACAAATTAACAATTCTTTTTGGCGGTATTGTTTTTCATCCTTTCAATGGCTACCACTGCAACAGTTTTACCGTAACTGTATCCGAGGATGACATTGATGATGATGGCAAATTCATTCGAATTGGTGAATACTTGTACCCCGTGCATAATATCAATTGCATCAAACGCGAGATCGTAAAAGATGAAGTACAAGGTAAGGTTGACGATCAGGCGAATGGGGCGTAATTGCTCGTCATGTAGACAAAGTTTTGAATGTGAGGTTGAAGCGCGCGGAGAGCTTGAGGCAGCAACAAGAGCAAAAGAGTTGTCCGGCGCTAATAAAGACACTCACCAGTTTTCAATAGATCTTGTAAGGAAAATATCATGAGTTCTGTAATTATTGGTTTGGTTGCTTTAATCATTGGTGTTCTAATCGGCTTTGTTGCTGTATCTTTCGTGGTGGCTGTTGGTGTTCGCTATAAGTCAAAAAAGGGTGAGTTTGCTTTAGCGTTTTGGGATGAAGATCAGAAAGTTTGGCAGGTTCGCGGTCACTACTTATCAATCGGTGGCAGGATTCACAGCACTATGAAGACAAATCCAGAAAAAGTAAAATACAAGTATTGAACAACTACCCGCCAAATGGCGGGTTTTTTATTGTCTGCAATTTGTCTATAATGA